ATCGCCATCATTCACATTGGTCTGTCCGTTACTGCCGCCAAAAATCACATAATTGATTGCCGGAAGTGCGCTTTTACGCATTCCAATCGATATCGATTTGAGCATTCCCGCCGTGATATCAATGTTAGTGATATCAAATTTTGCCGTCGACATTTTACTTTCGGCTGTTTCAACAACCTCGGTAATCGTCACAGTGGGATTGTTCATTACGCATACGGGAGCACCTTCATCAGGTACTAGAAATAAACCAACATATCCGTCCATCGTAGTATCTCCTTAATAAATGTTCTTAACAATCTGAGAATTCGTTGTCTTCCATCGCATCCCCACCCAAAACGCTACATATTTATTGGCGGGGCATTCGACCGTCATTTCCGGTACGGCAGATTCTCCCACATAATACCATCCAGTACCACTCGGGTATGGATTTGCAGGAGGAGTATTCGTGTCGGAAATGTAAATGTAGACTTCAAAGCCGGTTACCTTTTGCGCTTCCTGATAGGTGATCAATCGCATTGTTCCGTCGAGTCCGGATTTCCTGTTCTGTGGCATATATCCGGCGTCTACTCTGCGAATATCTTCCCACCGGAGTTTTGCCTGCAGGGTATCCAGAGATCCGCTCTCTTCACCGGAAGCGTTCATCAATTTTAGATCTGCGACTTCATATATTTCATTGACATCAGGTACATCGAAAATGATATCGTTTACGATGTCCAGATATTCCCAATCCCCTTCCGGATAATACTTCTGGACGGTATTCGATCCGTAGAATCGTAATTCATATCGGCCTGACGGAATCTGATGTTGGGGAAAACGAAATTCGTATTCTCCCTTCGATCCGGTGGATGTTTTCCCCAATACTGTGTCCGAATCCGGATCATATAATTCGGTCTGACCGGCAATATTGATATTGCCGTTTATATTCCTTTTGAAGCCAAAAACGACGAGCTCACCATTTTCTATCTTATAATCTGCCACTTTACGAAACCTCCGTTGTCGACCTGGTTATCGATCGAGGCCGTCCGAAGACAGATATTGTTCCGGTAATTCCGCCGCGATTTTCCGGTGACGTGCTTGCGTCCCAAAAATCAACCGCAAATACTCGCTTACCGTTTATTTCATCGTTTGAAGAATATACTTTCACGTCGGTATCTTTTTTGAACTCCTTGTCAGACGCATTTACCACCATCGAGTCGTATTCGTTTTCCTTTGCTTCTTGATACCACCTCAACACGCTTGCATATTGGACCTGAACGTCACAATCAAACGATACGAATGTGATATCGTAATCGATTTTGTTCAATTCGCCATAATAGGCCATCCTGCCACGCTTTGTTGTGTTGATTTCAAAATTTCCTGTAATTGGAGTGAAATTATTCGTACCGATATTCTTTAAGGAATACAAATTCCAATCAAGGGCTTCAGCGATCAGGAATTCATGTCCTGCGCTGTCTAACAAGACCGAACCGACAATACCTTCCATCAGTTTATTCACAGACGCCGATCCACCTGCAGGAGTCTTGATGCTTCCCAGCGATGCGACGCCATCTGTGTATGTCATAACGCCTGAATACGTGCGGATGCTGACCGGTATGGTCAATAGGCATTGATCTCCGGGTAAGGATCCACCGGCGCCGGAAACTACCGATGCGGTGTATATAGATCCGACAACTTGACCGCCGATAAGCGGCCGCATTTTTATGCTGTACGATCTTGTATCTGAAACAGCAACATCGATCACCTTTGATTTTGAAATCAGTCTTTGATGGTTGATATTCGAGAAATCAGCAACTCCATCAGAAGTATAGCATATTTCAAAAGCAGAGGCGGCCCCTAATCCAGAAATGTTGATCCGGAATCCTGCTCTCGTTGGCGTTGCGGTCATAGATGCACCGGTTTCGTCGATATTCGATAACTTAATCAGGGGATACTGGCCGGATTCAAGCGGTACGGTAGATACCGGAGAATTCACTTCCGAGGTTACTGCCCACACGAGGATGTTATACCGAACTCCGATCTTTAGTTTCAATTGAAGAGAAATGGAGGTAATTCCATTGGGTTTGTATTCCTGCGTATACATCTTTAATTGTGAATAATCCAGCGCCGATGTTGCCGGATTGTACGGTATTGCAACGACCATATACTTCAGCGCATTGCAATGGATGAACGGCAGATCCCCGGTATTTGCATTGCCAATAGTAGTCGGCAATCCTTCTTCGCTGATCAGAGTCGCGGTAGCCCCGTTCATCGATTCAATCTTCAAATTGCGCGAATACTGCGGGAAGTAAATGTGGTATCCGGTCAGATCGAATGCCGGCACACTGTCAAAAGTGAAATGATTGACATTATCCCCTACCCCGCTCATATTCTCCAGGCACCATTTTACAAGCACAAATGCCTCAACATCATCGGTCGTAATGATCTTCACAGCTTCATCACTATTGATGTTGTTCAATTTTGTAATGCTGGATATTCGTGCATTAAATGGAGTAAGCAGCGCTGATGGATTCACGACAAGCGTACCGCTTTTCGCCGGCATAACAACTGACCTTGGAGAAAACGACGATGCGGGTGCCGAAACATCTATGTACGATCCTGATGCATTGCGAATACGCTGAATAATCGCATCTAACCGGTTAATCTGAACATTATCATCGGCAGCAAGTAGATCTTGTTTCGCACTGAGATCGTCAAGTAATGCCAGAACACCGCTTTTATCGGGCACATCAAGTATTCGGTTGGCTGTCGTGACGCTATTATTTCTCAGCATTGCATAGAATGCATTTGCAGCGTTAAATAATTTGATCTGGCCGTTTTTTACGCTTGCCTTCCCAACAAATGCGTTGTCTTCAAATCCTTTTTCGCCGGCGAACAATTGTTCGACTAAGTTTACCTTACCGGCGACCGAAGGAGATGCATCTGGGATGGATGTATTGATATTGTCCAGATCTGCGCGAAGTGAATTGACATAATTTCGAATCGCAATGAAATTATTGTTTACAGTCTCCGCTTCAGGATTATTGTAATCCGTTGAACCGGCACGAACGATCGGATATCGGTCTTTATCATCAAAAATGACAAGTCCTTGAATCTGATTGCCGGTATGGGGTATGGTCACTTTAGGCATAATATCCTCGTTTGATTACCAAAATCTTGGCCAGTTTCGGCCATATCCAGAGTGAAATCCCAGATCTGTCGTGGACCGCGGGATCCTCTGACGGTGCGCATATCGCAATTCTGTAGTAAAATCAATCGAATGAAGAACATCGCTGATTCGTGTTTTTAATACAGTAACATCATACACGCTTTGGGTTCCCATAAAAACATCGTACGAATCTTCGAATCGCATTATTATGCTGCGTATTCTTTTCTGCACTTCAGGTTCCCCAAAGTGAATAGGGGCGGTAGTAAACTTTCCCTGACGATATGTCGATCCGATTTCCTTATAGATGATTCCACCGCTGATACCGAACAGTTGATCATCGATCGTGAAATATTCATCCCGAACCTCGGAAATTGTGAACCAGCGTCGATAAGGAATTGAATAACAATAGGTTGTTCTTTCAAAATCGTTGTTGGCGCTGATCCATATTTCCTGTCTGTGAACGTGATTTAAGAATGCAATCCTGGTATTGTCGTCAAATTTAGGAGTTCGGTTTCGGATCTGACTTGTATCCTGCAATTCATTCAGAACATTCACATTGTTTTCCGGCAGAGTGTGTAAACCATCCTGCGCCAAGTACCAGATAATACCGTGGACATTTATGACACACTTCCGGTTGACAATTTTTCGGCCTATAACTACCGGTGATATTTTTGAAAAAGCGATATCCCCGCTTCCCACCTCCAACGCCCATATGCTCGTAGAGCAAATAACGTATAACGGGTATTGGCCGAATTGACCGGCAGATATTTCTTTTGCATTGGATTCGAAGGTTAATATCCTGTCGTCAGATGAATTTCCGACATAGTGCGCATTCCGGCCAAGAATCTTTCGATTTTTATATGTTTCTGAAACGTATAATCTATTGGGATCCCTGTCTGCCTGATGGTTTAGCGTTGAAGGATCTGCCGCTGCAGACATACCGTCAAAGTTCACATAATTTCCCGTGATTGCGTATGCCAGATTCCTTCGAATCGATGATTTGGCGGCATACTCCTGTTTTTTCCACGTCGCACCAAGATCGCTGCTCGCATAAATAATGAATTTCTTCACCCTCTGATTTTTGTAGAGCAGAATTCCGGACCGCACGGGAATATAGTTTCCCGAAGATTGTCCATTTACGCTTACACCGGTCACTTTTCGGCCATCTGAAGTTGAATAGAAAACGCCGTTTTGAGAGTGGATCTGGACCGATATTTTTACCAATAATTCAGCCATTACCTTAAAACTCCATCGCCAATGGTTTCATAACCGCTGAATTTATTATCCGGATAACGAGCCATAATTCGGTAGAAAATGTATGCTTTCAATGGATTGGGAGTCGAATTTGAATAAACGAACGTATCTGTATAACTTGTGCCGACAAAATTAGATTGTAACAACTTCCATCCTTCTGAATAAATTTTCTTTTCTTGATTTCCGAAATTCACAAAAACTTCATAAATAACAATTCCCCTCTCAATGGTTACACTGAGGGCATCTTTCGGATTGATCCAGGAAAGGATCGATTTATTCCTGAACCGGTGATCAAGTGGGTCCTTCGACATCTCAATTCGTAATTCTATGACGTTTCGTATTATCACCTGTCCATCCTGGTTAGGCGGAGTGACAAATCCGTCGACCTCTGCCGGCTTTGAATACTGAACGCCGACATCCGCCAGCAGCAATTTTGCATTATAAGAACTGACGATGTTTGGCAATACGATATCATTATTAAGATTGTCTTCGTCGTACAGATCAGAAATAATAATGAAGTCATCTCTGGTCAATTCAACACTCAATTCCTGCTCGGTATCGAATATATTCTCGAGGAGACCGATTTTCTTGAATACAGCATTTTCGAGATAGTTTTCAATTGCAGATTGTTTTTTACCGATTACTGCATTCTCAACGTCAATGACCGCCTCCGTAAAGGCGTCCGTCATGAACACGGCCACACCGCGGATAATATTCTTCCATTTGGCTTCTAATGCGGTTTTATAGACCTTCACCGTCATTAGCCCGCCGGTATCCCCTTTCGACTCGATGATCATTTCTTGTGTTGGTTTGACAATTGTTCCGTCAAATAACTCCCAGGCACACAGAAATCCCGTCGTGCCGCTGAAATGGTTAACTTTGCCTTTGACTGCCTTAAAATACAGATCGACACTTGGCGGTGATGGAATGTTGTAGGGCAGGCAAATCGTTCCGCTTTCGGATTCGATTAACTGCAACAATTCAAACGGTGTTCCTCCCCGTGAGATACAGATAAATAACTGGTCGGATATTTGTGCAAACGAAAGATCGTTTGATTCAGTGTGAGGAAACGAATAAAATATTTCTTCGTTTATGGATACAACAATGTTATTATTTGAATCAATCTGACGGCCGCAAAGACAATCTATTCCGTTTATCGGATCCGATCGCAAATAGATGAGCATACTCGAGCGGTTTGCTCGTTTCCATGGGTACGCGTCTTTTATTGGATAAATTACAACAGGTGCGGGACTATTAAACGGCCAGGCGTCCGATCCTTCAATTTTGTAGAACTGATCTGAATTGTGAACGGGATCCCAAACAGGAGTATCGATGTGTCCTGATGGAAAAAGATTTTCCAATTCCCGACATACTCCCGGCGCCGCCTGACGATCTGAAACGGAATAATTCAATCCCTGAATATGTATTTTCTCAACATTCATTTTTAGAATACTCTGTCGTATACGAGTCCTGCAATTGCTCCTACGGCCGCTCCAAACGGTCCGCCAATCTGCGATCCGGCAGCTGCGCCAATGCCTACCGTGGCAAGAGTTTTAAGGGAAGATTTTTCTTCCTCAATAAATGGACGACAATCCTCTCTGGTTATTGGTACGGTGGCCATGAAGGTGAACTTCTTGTATTTCGTCGAATCAATGGTAGCATATGTCCCGATTGGATCCAGAGGCCGAATTGTAACGTAGTTAACGGATAGAGTGTCTTCTACGACGATTTGACGCGGTATAAAAAATTGTTCGAAGGTTGGCTCCCCGGTTTGGACAGCATCACGACGTTCCTCTGCAATAATTGCTGCCAGTGAATCATATCGAGACATCCAGAAGACGATTGCAGCTGAATCAACTACCTTGCGTTCCACAATCGTCACCGGCTTTGAACTGGTATCCGTGGGAATATCGGTCTGTACCGGTTTGTCGACATATACCGGTGTCTGGTTAGAAGTAGAATCGGGATTGCACGAATGTACAATCCCGAATACCATCAAAGTGACCAGCACGAAGATAAGCAGAAGATTTGCCGTATTAAGTTTTATTTCCATCGTCAAAATCTTTCTCTTCCAATAAAGTATAGTTGAATGAATTTGAATAAATTGCGCTATGTGTTTCACACAGCATCATTAATCGATCGTAATCCGTAGGATCTGCAACGACCTGACAGGCAGCCGACCAGCGGTCCACAAATGTTGATTTATGTTTCTCATGCGCCCTGTGCAGATTCGCACCAAACTTCCCCTTTTTAATCGTTTTGGGATCAAGGTCATAGCGAAGGTCTCTGTTTGAATCCCGGAATACTTTCACCGGTTTTACTTGCACCAATGCTGAATATTGGTTCTTATGCTTCCCGATTTCGTACAATCCGGGGTACTGGTCGGGAACCATTATACCGGCTCCATCAACATTCATCGGATTCTGCATATAATGCTTCCCCGGCTCTGTGGTAGCAGCAAATATTTCTACTGCCCACACATCATCGACATCACGATAAATTGCGCCAATAATATCATCGAATGTATTGGTAAATCCGGTGGATGCACGAATGCCAAATACATTCACGTATTGCGATCCGATCTCCAGAATGTATTTTTTCTTTCGGAAGACCCGTTCCAGAGATCCAACCGAGATCTTATTGGCCAGAACCGGATTCACTTTTTACGGACTTTTATGACAATAAGGATTTTCTGAACCCATTCGAGTTTGAATAATCCGTTTGCGCATAATGATACTACCACCCCCCAGAGTAATCCGGTCCAGTACCATTCGGTGAACGGGAAACTTTCGAACCATTCGATATTGATATATGCGGCCAGCATTGTCGCGCCGATTCCGAATATCCAGGTAACTACCAATGACCAGATGCCGGATATTTTCACTTTGAATTGATCCTTCAATCCCTTGAAGAACACTTCCGAAAAACCGATCAATCCGGAAACCAGTGCGGTAAGAGTTGTGAGAAGATCCATCGTTTTATCCTTTCGGTATCATTTTGAATACTTGAATTATCCAATAAATTATCATTCCACCGGAGCCGGCAAGAACAAAAATCTTTGTTAAACGGTCGGCAAAATCAGATGTCTTCTTAAAAGCATCTTTTGGCCGATCATAGAGAACCTGAACAAATTCGTTGAGTTTATATTCGCCGGTTAATTGGCCGTTGTGGATGGTAATTGTAATATCTCCATCATCCATCCGTTCGTGAACCCGGGTAATGTCCTTTTTAATATCGGTCAGGGAATCACTGATTGAGGTCAAGGAAACCTGTTTCGTTTTGATCATTTTGATCTCCTCCTCCATGATCTCCATCCTTTTGGCCACAGAATTCCGGGGTGATCGAGTCTTGGGCATTATTACACTCCTCTGTATGGTCTTTCGGCTGTTATGGGTGTACGAACAACAAATCGATACTTATCAAGTTCTTTGTCGTGCGATACTTCGTATTCATCTTTCAGTCCTTGTTCTCCAATGGATCGAAACCATTCAAATAAAATGTAGAACACGAGACAATCTTCATGTTCGGGGAAAATCTCAGCCATAACGGCTGTTACCTGCTCGGTTGTTGGCTCCGGATCGTACACAGATTCCGGAGGTATTACACCGCGGGCGATCAAGATTTTATATGTGCCCTTGTAGAGAAATTGCTTCAAGAGCCAATCATCGTCTACCTGAGTAGCAAGTTTGCGTGTGCCGGTTGTTCGTGCAAGCAACGCCGTACGGGAGTTTACTTGTTTCAATATGTGGTCGACTGTTACGGCCATTATTGTCCCATCTTGGATACTGATAATTGTTTCAATTCAATTTCGGCGTGCTTCAGGCATTTATCGGATGCAGCACTTTCTCGAAGAGAAGTCAGCAGCTGAGCCGCTGTTAACCACACCATCGGACTGTGCAGATCTTCCGGAAGGTTTTCTGCAACTTTTCGTGAGATTACCAATAAAGAGCGGATTTCTTTGTGTTGTCCTGATTCCAAACCGGATTCGAATATTACACTCAATCCTTCAGCTATTGCAGCGGCCGCAATGTTATTTTCTGCAGTATTGCCAAGCGCAGGAGTCGTGCGATATCCTGATGTAAGTGATGCTGGACCGGGAAAGCATTCCAATGCCTGAGAATAAGACACTGTCGCGCTTCCGTCAGAATACGAGAATACGAACGGAATCAGAGCAATTGTCGGACGATTAACCGTGCTGCGTTCTGACGGATTATTTTGCTTCAGGTAATCGTCGGATTCAACAGAAGAGAGTATGTCCCGATGAACATTCCAACTATACAATTGAGTGCGAAGATGTCTGATAAGACTGCTTTGAATGGGAATGATAATTGAGTTCATACCCGCGGGAACCATAGGTCGTACTAGACAAAACGTCGGAATAATCGCACTTGCCAGAGGATATACGATATTTCGTTCGGCACTCCGGAGCAGATTGTTGGCTGCTTCGTCAATCTCAAACGAAATAATCGAAGGATCGATAGTGCTTTGTTGGTCAGCAATACCGATCTCATCTATCCTGGACTGAACCCAATCAATAAGTTCTTCTCTTGATCTGCTCATTGGAAATTCTTTCTAAAGTAGATCAATCCGGTTAAATCAATAACCGGATTGATATGTTACATTACTGCTGCGTCTCGGAAGGAGAATTCTTCTTTTTTCCATTCACTTTTCCGCTTTTCTCCTTCTTTTCCTTCTTTTCTCCGGTGCCCGGATCTGCGGTCTTTGCGCCGCCGTCATTGGCATCGACGAAATCGATCGAGAATGTCTTACGGGCAAAATCCTTCAATTCATCGAGGGACTTTTCTTTGATATCCTCTGCCAATACGCTGTATGGCGGACCGACAAGGACACCGATAATATCATTCCTCGTTACCGCGCCATGCACGGGAGTCAGATTCGGATTCGTTTTCTTCGGTTCCTGTTTGGTCCCGGATGCGAAGGCAGCCGTCAATTCGATGATCTCCTTCTTCTTGAACCATTTCGATTCACGGATGTAGGCCGCGATATTCTCATCCGTTGTACGGTATTCGTACTTTTTGAAGATGATCTGACCGGAATTCAATGATTCGACCCGAAGCGCTCCTTTATTATCGGTCGATGTCTGCGACGTCGGAAGAGGAATCTGATACTCTTCGTAAATGCTTTTGAATACGAACAATGTTGGTTTCATTTCGACTTTCTCCTGTTTGAAATAGTTGGATAAGAAAAAACATAGGTATCCCCCTCCCCCTTATTAAAGGAGAGAGGGATTCACCTGTACTGCTAATCACCTTCGATGACAGCGTGACATTCCGGATTGCGGACTTCCTGCGATGCCTGTTCCTTGTACTGCTCAGCATCTTTGTCCGTTCCGATATCCTGCAGCTTCAATTCTTTCCGCTCCATCGGCCGCAATTCACGATTATAGACCTGAGCCATATCGACGATGACGCCGTAATGCTCTTTGCCCATCTCGTTGAATCCGCGATGATGCTTCAGGAAAAGAGTGCCGAAATCGGTTTGAACCATCCCCACCTTAATCCCGAGAACAACCTCATTCTTCAGGTTACGCCGGTTGGTCAGTCCGCATTTTGCCAATTCGGCCATAAGCCAGGTATCGGCAAATAGGAACCGCGAAGGACTGCCGTTATTCCCGCCGAAGGCAGACGCCAGCCAATCGATGAGCATTGCTTCGGTAATTTTTGTCCCGGTTGCATCCTTATCGTAATTGAATTTCTTCGACAAGAACCGGGTAATACCGTGCATTGTCCAACGATCCTTCGTCGGATCTGTCGGGTCTTTCACTTCCGACCGGATACCAAACCATCGCTTATACTCCAGCGATCGACGGAATTCTTTGAGCTGTTCGCGCCGTGCGCGTTTCCAGTCATCTTCCGTATAGTTCTTGGTGTTCTTACGGGTGAGCGTCACGTCCACGATCGTATCCGACAATTCGCAGTAATTATAATCGTAGGTCGGGAACTGTGCCCGGCTGTAGGATTGCGTGAATCCTTCAGCCTTTGAGTTACCGAGCCAGGCGATCACATCACCTGTGGTCAATGCCGGAACGGTGCCGTAGCCTGTCACGTTCACTGTGGATTTCTGGTCAAGTGCATACACCGTCACCTGTCCGTTGGTGTAGTTCACTGCTGTCACAAGAAGCGGAGGATTTGTGACTGAACCGGGCGTGATGATGATATCATCGATTCGCCACATGTTCGGGGTTGTTACGGTAATGACCTTCGCCGCACCAGCCGATCCCGCTGCTGAATCCGCGGCAATCGTATCCGTGCGAGGAAGCGAAACCGTTCGCGCCCACTCAATTTTCGTTTGGGTGGCCGCGGGACCTTTCTTCATTCGGCGAAGAATTGTATCCAAAGGATACAAGTCAGGCTCGAGTTTAGAAAGGATCGTCGATACGTCACGAACCTTATGCTGTTCGGGCAGGTTCTGCTGACTGAGTGTGGTTACTGGATCACTCATTGTTGTATCCTTTCGCGTTATGTTGAAAAAAAAAGGGTAACAGGCCATTTCTGGCTCAGTTACCCTTTTCGGTTGATTAAAATATGTTTGCTACGAACTGGACTTCTTATTGTGGAATCGGTACCCGATCTTCCGAAGTCATTGCCGATTCCAGATCCGTAAACTCATCAACAAGAACTTGCTGATTCGGTTTCGTCGATTGGAAATTCGGCAGTCCGTCACCAATCGGCTTTCCCAGTTTTACATTCTCGATGATTCGATTACGCTCTTCGATGATCTTCTTTTCATATTCCGCCTTCAAAGCGTCTTCCTTTTGTTTCATCAGGTCGTTAAAGGCATACGCATTGTAAAGCGAATCGAAGAAATTGTCGGGAATACCGTTTTGCGGATCTCCCTGGATGATCGACTTAATATAGCCGGTGAATTTCTCGAACGTCTGATCATCCATTTTCGTTTTTTCACGAAACGATTTCGAGAGAGCAACGGCGCGATCTTCCATCTTCTTGCTGATTGCGTCAGCGTCTGCATTTTTCTGTTTCTGGCGATCCATACGCGCCTGACGTTCAAGTTGCCTTTTGGTGTAATCCTTGAACTTCTCCGGATCCTTTTGCGGATCGGGAACGGTTTCACCTTCCGCCAATTCAAAGTATTTCCGAATTGCTTCAAACGATGGAACTCCTGCGCGAATATCCTTCATCATTTCCGTTAATGCCGGATCCGATGCAAGAATCTTCACCATTTCTTCATTCGACTCATTGGCCGACTTCAATTCATCTTCCAGTCGCTTCAAATCAGCGAATTTCGTGTCAACCAAAACCGCGACCTCGTCGATCGTTTTTGCATCCGGAAAATGCTTCTTAATCGATTCCGGCACTTCCGTTGGTTTCACGGCATTATTCTTCTCGTCCTCAAGACGCTTTTTCTCTGCCTCTGCTGCGGCAGTAGCTGCAGCAGCTGCGGCCTTTTCTTCTTCGGTCTGTTCTCCGCCTTTATTTTCAGCGGCGGCCTTTTTCGCTGCTTCGTCTTTTTCGGCCTGAATTTGTTCCGGCGTTTTTTGTCCTTGCGCGGATTCGGGCGGTTTTCCGAATTGAGATAATTCGTTGTCAAAATCGTCGCTGCCGGCGCCACTTTCGCCAAGTGTGGTTTGGTCGATTAATCTTTCATCCAACGGCGTTGTCATTACATACTCCTGTGAAATTGTTCCCTTATCGGTTAATTAAGTAGTCCAATGCTAATAGCCGATGGTGTGCAAGTCAAGAAAAATCTTATCACACCATCTTAAAATATTCTATCCTCGGGGGGTTTCACCGTGTCGGCAAGAACCTGATCTGCATCTTCCAGGAAGCCATCGTCATCTTTTGGCTTTTCTTTTGATTCAAACGGTTTTATGCCGACTTTAAGAAATTCCAACTCGAAGCGTGTCGCTTCGGGTTCCTCCACCCCGTCTCGATCGACGTTCGATATCTCGGAGACATTTACCTCTGCGACAAAATACAATTTGTCCCCCGCCTTGAATCGTTTGATGTCAACCGGTGTTTCCTTTGTATCTGTCCATAATCGCGGATAAATCATTTTTGGATTTTCTTCGGATCCTATTGCTGCGGTTTTATAAGCTTCGGGTGATTCAGGCTTACGGCCGGCATCTTTTAACGTAATTCCCTCGAACATGATATCCTCCAGATAAATGTATTATGCTGCTTGATTCATAAAGGCCACGGCATCGGGATTTCCGGCTTGAGCCTGCAATTGCAATGCTGCAACATCCTGCGGCGACATTTGATGATTTGCCAGCAGTGGATTTGAGCTTTCAATCACTCGAAGTATCAAATCTGCCTTCGGATGACTGGAGAGCTGCAAATACTGCCGGAACGTCAAACGATTGTTATTCATCAGATCCACAAGATAGGTCTCCATCAATTGCCGGTTCGCCGGAGTGTCCGGTGTATCGCTGATGACAATATCAAAATCCAATTGACGAACACGGGCAGGATCATATTTGATCAATTTTTGTCCATCCGGTCGACGTCCTGATACTGCCAGCATTTTCGGTTCATCGTAATACTGCGCGATTAATTTCACGATCATCAGATCACGTTGACGCCGTGCTTCAGAAAAACTATCAAAAAAATCCCTCGTCGTTAACTGACCTTGTGATATTTGCGCGTCGTACATCATCGCGGGAGTTCCGCTTTGAGGTTCCAATCCCATTTGTGCACCGGTAACGCCTGATACTTCTTTCATCTCGCCGGAGATCATCGTGAGCCAGTTGAAAATACCGGTGGGAATGGAATTCATTGATACCTGTTCCGGTGGTGGAGTCCCATGCTTTGCCTTGTAAGCAATAACGCCGTTGAATTTCGTCCACTCCGACGCAAAATCCGCAGGCTTCATGCCGGCTGGAATCGAATCTTCGGGAATAAGCAAAACGCCCTTTGCGCTGGATCCGAACATATTGTCGATCGCACTTACCAATCGGTTTGAAAGACGCTGTTGATCAATGATATCTTCAACCAGTCCCCACACTTCACCGTCGATAAATTGAGCAAGGCCGAGTGTATAGGGGTGGGATTCGTGCCAGTAAGGTGTATCTGATTCATGAAGAATATATCCGAGGGGATTCATAAAATAGCATCGCCAGACCGCATCAAACTGCTGCTTAATGGTGATAGGTTTTGGCGGTTCCTGCTGCAATACAAGCGCCTCAAGTTCACGCTGTTGATTGACGAGATCTATTTGCTGCTGCGTCACATCCAATTCATCGTACGATCCGGTCATTGGATCATGGACAAATGTCCGCCACTTGTATTCAAGTTTCCAGACCTCGATCACGCGTGCAAGATTCCAATTCGGAGTCGTATAGAAATCCAGACTATCCTTCAGATTGAATCCGTATTGCATATATTCGTACGGATACAATGCTGCTTGCTGAACTTCCGCGTACATATCCCGGATGAACTTCTCATCCGCCTTGCTTTTTGCAAAGCGCATGATAACTTCATTCAACGGTACGTCGTGTATCTCTCCGATAATTCTTAATCCTGTCAATCGCCGATCAGAGATATCCTGATTGTAAAAAAGGCGAGTTCCGTCGACCAGATCAACCGAAATTTCTTCCCTTTTGAGTTTCGGATTCCATTTGTATCCCGTTTTCCAGCCATACATCCCGCCAATGAACGATTCCTCAACGGCGTCAGCATCGGTTTCCTGTGTTTGATTAACTCTGCAGGCCATATTCAGGCCTTCAGTCATCATGTCCGAAGCATCGGTATCATCGCGATTTACGCCGTATGCCATGCGGGAAGTTTTTGACTGCCTGAATTGTCCTTTTAGGTTGCGGATGACGGGGCTGATGCGGTTAACCTTGAATGGGATCCGTCCTTGCGCTACGATATATTCATCTTCGCTGACGGTTTCTTTTGTATCGGGATCGATCATCGTTTCTTTGGGTTTACCACGCATGTAATCGCGGCTTCGAGCTCTGCGGGTCCGATAGTCACGTAGTCCGTCCCAGGCAATACGTGCCTCCTCAAGGAGTTCGAGGCGCTGATTCCGCACCACGAACCCTTGAGAATTTATGAACGATGTCGATTTTTGTTCGGTCATGATAATTTCAGCGTTAAAGTCACTTATATCCGTGCATGTATGGCCAAAACTTCTTACCGATATTACCGCCCGATGGATTGCCGCTTGAATTAAACGTTATCAAGAGACGCTGATATCCGGCTGCCGCATTCTTATTGGTGAACACACTGTCAATGCCGACAATGACGACTGTCTTACCTCCGCTATTGGTACTTACTACTGTCCCGAGTGTTGACGAAGTGTCTCCGACAGTGGCGGTACTGTACGCATATCGAATAATTTTGATCGAGGAGATGTTCACCGAATCGGTAAAATGAAGCAAGTATTGAAGGGAATCAAAATTCCAGGCGTCGATAATTGGCGATCGGTAAACCTGACTGTTCACGTATTGCACACCGGTAAATGATTCCGGACCGGAAGGAAAAACGTTGGCCGGAAGCGGCTTGTATACATCCTGCGCGATTGCATCTTGATTGATGACCGGCACCAACATCAAGGCCGTGACAAGAACAAAAACCAGTTTTTGTCCGAAAGAAAGAATGGATCTCATAATTGTATCTCCTCAAAAAGTAGTGCAAAAATAAAAAGGGCGTTCGTCATATTGAATGACTACGCCCTTTTCGGTTAGTTAAAAAATGTTTACAACAATTTCGTTATTCTATGTCAAAACTTTCACCCATTGGTGAGATTCTGAAAACATGGTTGACCACATTTTATGTCGTGGATTAAAGCGAATAATGACCAGTTGATCTTCACCAGTTTTTTCCGCAACGTTTTTGGTTCTGGCTAAAGCCTTTATCAGCTTTGTCGCCTCAATTTGCGTTAACCGTGGTATGTCTATTTCATTATTTGCCATACCACAACGCTTTCAGTAAGTTCTGCTGGAATATATGAAACGGCGTCGATCCGGAAAATGCCCGTTGCTCGATCGTTCGATAGAAGATATTTTCAATTATTCGCTTCATAAGGTGTTGTGATTATAATAGCCGATGGTGTTCAAGTCAAGAAAAATCTTCAACAATTTTACGGAAATATCCCAAACCCCCCGGGCTTTGCAGTTCCGGATTTCCGTTGTATGTCTATCTCCTCCACCGGATCCATTTTCCCTGAAAGCCAAAGCGCTCCGGCTCTCGATATCACACGATCGTCATGCTGCCCTTCCACAGCACCCATAGAACCGTCTTTTTTCTGTTCATAATAATCGAATTCATCACAGGCGGCAATATTACGCTCCTCATACCCATGGTCGCGCAACGCTGCGTTCAATTCTTTGATGATCATAGGTTTGGTCTCTTTGTTCGTATGAAAACCTAAAACACCGTTCCACTTCTCTTGGATCTGCTCAGGTTGAATCCGGTAATACAGATTTTCGTAATAATCTTTTATTTCGTCCAATACCGTAACACCGTAATTGGCTTCATGACCGCGAGTATCGTCTCCGCTATCCTGGTATAATTTGTTGACTTCAACTGCCAATAATGCATTATCATACCATCGTGCAATTCTTGCTGCATACCAGGCCACCAGATCAGGATCGAAGTGACCATGGAATTCAGCCGCTACATACGGAACTCCTCCGTACATCGTCAGAATGCGATCCAGCACAGACATAGAGTTATAGTCTGATTCCTTTGACTTACCACCGGTATCCAGAAAAGCACAGTAACGATTCGTATATAATTTTCCGGAGCGTTCAATTCCAAAATTATTAGGATAATTCCATATGGAAAGGTAACCGTTCGCTGCAGGAACAAATTCAATGTTTTTGAATGCGCCCGGTCCTTTAATCGTATCGGCATTGAGATTTCCAACTGCAATCGGATCTTTGCAGGTCTTTCTCGCTTCAATGACAATATTCGGAGCAAATATTCGGTTTCCGGTAGATTGAAATGCTTCTTGAGGATTTGTCGGATATTCACTTTGCATCTGCCAGTCAGAATCGAAGTTTACTCTCTTTTTCCTGTACCATGCAATATGTTCAATCGTCGCGCCGCTTTCCCACAAGAACCATTCGTAATCACTCCAGGTAACAATGAATTCCGCAGCTCTTTTGACCGGTACGTTATAATCATTCGGATCTTCAAACCATGAGACGAATACCGGTTCATAATTCGATTTTTTATTGATTGCTTTTTGCCATTCCCGGTGGAAATACGTACCGACACCTTTCGCCGTTGATTCCATAACACACAGTGTATACGGTCCGTCGACAATACCCCCTTCCAAAGAAGTAGCAAGTGATTCCGCGTTGACCGAAGGTGTTGATTTCCATAGACCGACTTCTGATAAGTGCAGCAGGTGTGTCGTAAACGATCGAGGTGCATCCGGATTTTGAACTGACGCTACACCGATGAGATTACCGCGGCCGGGAATATATTTGAAATTATGTGTCTGTTCCCAAGGCATCATCTGTAATTTACCGGTAACGCCCTCGATCACATCAGCTGGATGATCTTGAACGACCAGTTTATACATCGAGCGAATATTCAATGCCTTTTCCTTTGCATCGGCAACGATCATAGCATTCCAATCCGTTCGGTGAAACAATTGCAACCAAGAAATGTAGATTTGCACAAGTGTAGATCCTCCCCATTGCCGCGCTTTCAGAAGAATAACCCGAATAGAAACGCCCGAAAGCCTCATCCGTTCAAGAACTGCCAGCATCTTCCGTTGCGGCCGGTTTAGAACGAACTTCTTTTTTACCGTCATCTTATCAATGCCAGTATCACCCTCGGTGCCATCGACTAAGGCATCTTTTTTTGGTCGCTTTGCCTTAATTGTAACACACGACGCAGCCCAAAACTCAAAATCATATTTACAGCGCACTCTGGCGAAATTGTTCCGTACTTCTTCAATGGTTTTTCCGACGGCCGCAGCTGCTTTTTCCATTGATCCGCTTTTTTGAATAAACTCAACAGCAGCATGTTGCCCCATCTCTACGGGAATAGATACAGTGGACTGATCATCAATTTTTATTTGTAAGCGTGGCTTTGGGGATCCTATGCCAAGTATCGGATCATAGGGTTGAAGAAGAGTATTCCATCGTTTGGAATTCTGCGATATGACGGATTGAACCGCAGGACGCATAATCTATCACTTCTTTTTTTTGCGGCTTTTCTTCTTGGCAAGTTGTGCATGATGAGCTTTCGCCATTAAAGTAAAGGGATCATCCTGCGTGGTAGGAGTGATCTCCACTTTTTCAAGGAATATACCGTGTGCCTGCCCCTCCATTTTGAGCGCTTCAAGAGGATTATGCAATTCGATTTCAACCCCTTCTTTAGTGGGTTTGAGTTTTTTGAGAGTCGCAAACATGCCGGAATCAAGAGCCTTGGGTAGGTCAAGTTCGTACGTACCGTCTTCACGGTTTATTTTAACGAAGTATTCAAGCGATGCATTTGTGAACTTTGCAATCTTCGCCCTGGTTTCGTAGGCATCACCGATCGTACGTTCCAAAAACTTTTTGATTGTCGCTTTGACGTGTGAACGGTTATAGATCTGATGTCCGGTAACATTTGCCGATTTTATTGAATATCCTGATTCGATAGCCGCTTTTGTTTTATCCAGAAATTTCAGGTAGTATGCCACAAATAGCCGTTCACGATCGGAAAATGAATCCGATGACATATCTTCAATGAGTTCCTGCGATTCTTTTTTTATTTCCTCATACATTGAAGTAATATTCGGACTTTCAGCCGGTTTTTCTTTGGTCTTAGCCACTTATTCGTTCTCCTGATTATTCAAATTATTATTTGTTATCGCCCTTTCATATTCTTTGTTATTAACGGGCTTGATATTAACTCCACCGAGCAATCGCAGCAACTCCCTTGCGGGGCTATAATTCGGTTCCCGAGGCTCAAGGAATGCAATTCTCGGTGTCGGTTTGAATACTCCCAAACGATCTTTCCGTTCCTGCATATACAATCTGGCGTTCGGTGATTCCTGAGAAAGCAGTGATATCGCCAATTGACGCTTCATTGTTGTCTCTGGCTTTTCAGAGGGTGAGGGCCGTAATGATACCGTCTCCACCCTTCCGGTTGGAGGAAGATCCTCACCTTCAGTGATCATGCGATGAACGATGCCGGGTATATGACCGATCACCAATCCATTCTTAAACTGCTCTCCAATTTCGGTATTGTAATCCAGCGTACGGCTTTCTGATGTCCGCCTGCGCACCGGATCCAGAAATAAAACGATTTCATCGGATTGCCTTCCCCATGGAACAAACGCATCTAATGCGTTCATCGTGGTGTAGGTAACAAACGGAATATTCGATCCGTATTTGTCCAGCCAATTGTCTCTCTCACCGGTGATCGATTGAAGACCTTTGACCGGTGTTTTGACTGCAAAACCGAAATTAAAGAAATCCTTTCCGAGATCGATCAATCCATTAAGATATGTTGCAACACCTTCACCGATACCATGTTTTCGCGCATCGTTTGCTGATAGCATTCCAAGCATAGGAAGATACAACATCGGATAGTTCCTCAATCTCAACCAGGCATCCTCATCATCACCGACAATGCCGGATTGTTGCATCCATCCCACAAACCACTGTGGCGCCAACTTGCTGATGTTCGCTCTGTTTTCAGTATTAAGATCGCTTGGCAGTGAATTTTTCCGTAATTGTCCCCCGGGTGTTTCTTCGTACGTTTGACTTGCGCCGACGATCTGACGTGCATCCTCATCATCACCGAATCCGAGAAGACCGTACATGATCCCGATTAAACCAAAATCAATCATCGTTGCCCATAAGGCATTGGCAAAACCTTCAACTTTCTGATCAACGGTTTCGCCCTGCATCATCTGGACGAATCCTTTATCCCAAATTTTATCCTTTTGTTTCAGCGAATACGAATACCCGAACCGGATGAACGGAATAAACAGTCGGCTCCATCCTTTTTGTTGAAATCTTGTTAAGCCATGCGGAATGTCTTTATAGTTTAAGTATTCAAATTCCGCTGCGCGGACCGCATCCATGCGGTCTTTCATCGTAACATTTGAAAGCCACTGTTTCACGAAAGTTTTTCGAGCATCTCCGGTCAATCCTTGCTTTTTTGATTGGGCATTGGCTCTGGACGTTAAAAACGAAAGAGCGTATCGCTGTTTACTCTTGATGTCGATATTTCCATATCCGAGCACTTGCAGCATCGCACCGGCGATAGATCCGCGTCTGATGCTCTTTTTTGCACTGTCAAAATCACTGGCCACAACATCGCTCAATACGGTTGAATGCTTGAAGAGAGCAGCCGGTACAACCTGTTCGACATGCTTTGCGAAGTCGGTCCCAATGCGCTTTTGGATCCCAAGAAACATTCCTTTGGCGGAAATAGCGGCAATGTCCTTCAACGAATTAAACTCACCTGCAGGATCTGTCTTAACTCCCACGGTTTTTAATAGTCCCTTTGCTATTAATGCCGTAGTAGACCGACCGAGTTTTTCCATCGTAAATAGTTTATTGGTGTTGTAATTCACCATAAACGTAGCAGGAAAAACAAGAAGCGATAATGCTGATTCCTGAGCGAGGTAGTTGATCATCCGGAGGAGCCCGTTCTGCACTTTATAGGAATCGTATTGCTGGACGAGTATTTCAAGCACTCTTTTAGGCATCATGCGCTTTTCACCTTCAAGAGCGCGGGCTTCACGGACAAATTCCCCGAAATCATAGTCCCTGATCAGATTATCCTGCGGCCGCAATCTTTTTTTAATTTCATGTGCCGGTTGTATTGTGATAGTGTTGTTTTCAAGGTTTATGTCAGTTATCCATTCCGGAAGAAGAACCATTTTTCCGTATTTCTTTCGCTCATCCGGAGTCATCTCTCTCGTGAACGGTTTCAGTCTCATTTTTTTGGCCGCTTCAATGGCCTGAATGATCGTACTAATCCCATCCTCGATTTTCACCCATCCTTCCGGAATCGCATCGTTTGCCGGAACAGGAACAGAGGTTGCCATTGCCATCCGGACAAATTCCTGACGAGCTTTCTCCCGCAGTGCCTGGAACGCTCTGATGTTGAATCCTTTGAGAATATCCTGAACGTTTCCTGTTTCACGCGCTGCGCCGGTCTTGTATTTCCGGCCCGGAGATTTTTGGCCACCGAAGATAGCTCTTCCGAGATCCTTCACTGTTCCGATCAAGGATCTGCTTATGTAAACATCAGGCGTATAGCCGGTCACATCCTGAAATTCCTGATCGTTGAGTTTCATCAATTCCGCCAGTGCAAAGCGGTTAAACGTAGGTACTTTTATTCCGTTTATCTCCTTTGTTTTCTTCGCCAGACGAGGATCGATGAACTGGTCGATAATATGGATAAATGAAGGATATTCGTTTTCGTAGATTTTATAAAGCGATTCCTGCATTTCTTTTGAAACTACTCGCTTTAATTGATATCCGGGTTTTCCCGCGGTATCCGAAAGTTCTTCACCAATGATCCGTTGATCCATCACCGGGGAGGTTTCCATGTATTCGGCAATGAAAGCCCTCCGCTCGGCATCTTTAAGACCTTTTTCGTCAGCTGCCTTTATTGCGGAGACTTGAGTAAGAAGCGGATTGACAACCTCGATCGTCTGCCCGACACCGAGTCCAGGATTGGATTGTCGAAGTTTTTCCAATTGAACTTTCGAAATGAAACCGGCACGCATTTCAAATTCTTTGAAATCCCAATTACTGGATTCTCCTCCCACTGCGTTCAGATGCGCTGCCAAAGGAATACTCATCTTCAAGAAAGAATCGAGTTTCTTCCGTTGATTCATACGCCATACAAAATCAAGTACTTCAAATCCCGTACGATCGCTTTTCTCAGGCATATCAGAATAAAGATGCTCATTGATCTGTTTCATCAATGCTTTGGATTCTTCCATCACCGCATCTTGCATGAATGACTCTTCGGCAATAACAATGTCATGAGCTCGCTGCAGCAACTTGCTATACTTCCCAAGAACGACGCTTGGACGGGTGATCCAGCCAAGTCCTTTGAGGGGATCCTTATAGGCATCGTTTGCGTCCGATTGGAACAACTCGCGGCGATCTTCCGCCATAGCATCTATTCGTTGTTTTGCTTCGGAAATCGCCGGATTATTCGCGATAGAAAAACGGACATCATCATCAAGTTCATCGGTATTGACATCGTTATCAGGGTTTTGTAAATTGCTGTTGTCAAGACTGCCGGAATCAGTGGAGGGTTGTTGCGATTGATCCGTATATCCGGATACATCTATCGCCGGTGCAACATATAACAACCTTCCAGTCTTGATATCTTGCTTCAATCTATTCTCATTCTTAAGATGGCTACTGATTACCACATCAATTCCATCAATCGTATACATCACTGAAACAAAGTATTTATTGGTATCATTAGGCATCGTAAATGTCTTAATGAATAATGTCCCGTTTTTGGAATCTTTTAACACTATCTGCGGCAATTCAAGCGTCGGTTTTATCAATCCGAAGTATTTTTTCCTGTCTCCTCTTTCTATGATTTTATCGAACTGATTATTGCCCATTTTCACTTCACCGATCGGGGTCTTTACGATCCCTTCGCTTCCAAATTCGAAAATCCAATTCAATTTGTTAAACTTAACTTCCCGATACGGCGCAGCATCATTATTCATTTTATCGATCAAATCATTTTCTTTGATCGAATGTGATACTCCGGAATATTCAAAATGGATTTCGTCTTCTTGAATTCCTTCATCAAGCAGCGTTTGCTTAATAGGAGGAACATCCTGTCTGCTAAATTCATCGAGTCTTAATCGATTCTGAACATCACGGGATTCAATTTCGCCGGCAGATCTTCGATACTTGTACTCTCCTACACTCCAGAAGTTCGCACCAACTGAAAAACCTTCCATATATTGGATTGCATGTTGAACTTCGTGTAACAAGACTGACTTGATCTGTGTCGCATTCTCCAGTAGGGCGGATATTTCGATTGTTGCACGGTCGCCATAAAATGCCCCATGCTGGCCGCGGACAGGCGGTACGGCAGATACTTTAATTTCACGTAGTTGAGGATACAGTGAAAATAATGTCGGGTGATCCAATAATTCGTCGAGATATGCGGTATTTGGTATACGGAATTCTCCCCCGTATTTTGCAAACCACTGTATTGCTTCATCTCTGGTAGAAAATCCGTTCTGAATCAGGTTTCCGCCATTGTCCACCAGTTCAAATTTCTCTACTCCATCGCTGAAATACGGTTTTACTGTTCCATCCAAAGGATCCGTAAACTGCGGTTCGTTGCTGATCATCCGGTTCCACATTTCCTCGTTAATGCTTGATTTACTGTCATCAAGTTCTATACGCCAATCGCCGTCGAGCCCTTTGAACCATCCTGTGGCTAACCGGATTTGTTCAGGAGTCTTGACGGATTGATCCATTTCGATTGCAATGGAAAGGTTATCAATGAGTCTTTCACCTTCACCGCGGCTGATATTTTCGCCGGCGTAAAGGAATAAGGGCAATGGAAATCCTTCGCTTTTTGCAATTTCATTCGGATCAATATTACCGATATCGGCAGTGTTGGCCGACATTGTATCTTGGATATATTTCAATACATCGGCTTTATTGATTGGTCCTTGCCGCGCATCAATCCATTTTATCAGTTGGCTTTGGCTAACTGCATCCTGCAGGAATTTGCCGACGCGAACATATTTTTGCACAAGATCTTTGAGTTTGGCCGCATCGGTAATTTCAGGTAACAAATCAGACAGTACGTCGTGCATATTCTGCAAATTCTGTGACGACGCAATATTCTTCCGTTCGATCGCGTACCGCAATCCACCGGTTTTCCCATAGTATCCCGGTCGATCTCCGCGGATAAATTCATACGATCGATACAACAATGCTTTGATTTCTTCATCTGATATCTTTGACTTCACTCCGATATCGCGTAACCATTGCCGGACTGCTGCAACAATCTTCTCCAGGAAGGACGGTTCTACGATGTTGCCGCTTTCATCAATCAGAGGTTCAGCGAACGATCGAGCCACAAATTCTTCTGCCAATGCAATCTGGCCCCGGGAAGTATTGGGATCATATTGTTTGAAGTTTGAATACCGTGAAAACCACTCTGCACTTCGAATTTCCTGCTGATAATCGTTCCATAGCTCGCGATATAGTTCATTGGATTTCTCATACCCGAGGTATCCACGGATCCCATAGTGAGCGCCCATTTCGTGGATAAATGTCTTCAACGCATCCGCCTCATCTCGAATTTCAGATGCCACGAAGTGAACTGTCGGACGACCTTTAATCGGTAAGAAAAATGCCTTCACACCCGGTAATGCGTATTTCCGGAGATTCTCCGGAACATCCTCTGGACCGGATACTATCTGCACAATCGATTGATCCTTCAATCCGGTGATGAACGGCTTGAATAGTTGGTCAAGCCGGTTTTTGGTGAGACCGTTACCGCTTGGTTGATCCTGCCGGAATAGTGACTGTTGCTCATCCTCCCGTTCAAATAGTCCGTCAGACAGTCTTGAAGTGATCTCGTTGAGTTCCTTTTCTACGCTGGTCAATTCAGCCTGACCGATGATCGTCGACTTGAATTCCATTTCTCGCTGCAATTGTTTTTTTCGTTCGGACAATTCACTCGCCCGGGCTTGCAGTGATTCTCTTTTGAGTCGTTCAGCCTCTTTCTGGTCGCGTCGCTGCTTTTCTTCCAATTGTCTGGTTTGACCTTGACGCAGCTGCTGAGATATGTATTCATCCTGATACCGAGAAGCCAGAGAGCCGTATTGAACACGGGGTTCGTAGATGGCAACTCCTTTTGACGTTTCTTCGGTTTTTATAGTATCGAAGAAATTCTGCATCAATCGGTGAATATGCGGACGTTCCTCGCCTTCCAAATACGGCTTCATATCTCCGAATGGGCTGATATAAAATTTATTATCCGCCCCATAAATCAAGTAATCGCTTCGACGCTGCATTTCTGCCAACTTATCCGTGACAAAAGTCTCAAAAGCACGCGCCAGTAACTCATGCGGTGAACTCCAGTAGACAGATGAACGTTTCCGGTCAAGATCCCGGGCATTGGAATAAAAGTCAGTCGTGACAGTTTTCTTTTCTGTTGCTCCGGAATTTGCTTCGGCAAGACGACGCTTTGCATCGTTTAACTGACGTATCCCATGATAAATGTAGTTTCCGGTGCTGCCTCGATCGGAGGTGAAGAAATACCGGCCAATGACTTTTTTGTACAGGTCATTGAGTTTTTCAAGCGCGTCATAACTTGAGCGGTAGTTTCCCCATCGTTTCATGGAATCGGATTGAATCGTTTGTTCTTTCCCGACTTCACCGGACCGCAAAACTTCAACAAGCCGGTTCCATTCTTTAATCTGATCGTCGGTCGGTTTTTTGGCTTTCCCCTTATATGTGTCGGCATGACGGGTATTGAATGTGTTGGTCAATCCGTTCAAATAATAATCCAGATTCTTCATAGCTCTTGTGAGCGCTTTTTCTTCGTTTTCCGCTTTTATTTCACGGTCAACTTCTTTGTGCTGCAGGGCTTTCACCATCGCCACGAATGCATTGCGAAGTTCCTGACGTGATTTGTTGTCCTTCCACAAGAAACCGTGAGAAGCATAACTGACTGCTTTTGAAGCATTTTTGAGTTTTCCGGATTCCTCTCTCTCAGTACCGGCAGTTCCATCTAATCGGGCAAGGTAATGATCGAGTGCGTGCATCCATTCATGAGCCAGCGCACCGGCGCCGTGGATCTTCGTGAGGTTGATTACCATCCAACTTGGCTCATAGTGAGCTGCTGCAGAATTGAATCCACCGTGACCCCGGGCGCCGAATGCAATTGCAAGATCTCCGTTAAGAGAGATGGCTTTCGGCGGGACGTTTAGAACATCAGCCAAGTCAAGCAATGCTTCAAACGCATGATTTAGAGACTGTTGACCTTCATGATCGGTTACCCAATTACCGAATTGACCGCCGCGGAAACCGAATACATCCTGAAACATTTTCGGAGTGACGTTGCCTTTAAGACGTGTGGGACCGACGCGGACGATATTCTCAAGGTACGGCCGCTCCGGGAAAGGAAAACGGAAATTGATAATATCCATGGCATTGGTCACCATGTGTTTAGTGGCTTCTTCACTGGAAGCAAATCCACCTTTTACCAATGCCAGACGGCGGTCACCGATTTTCCGGAAGATACCGTATGATTGTTTTTCATCCGATCTGGATTCTGTGTAAACACGATGCTTGAGCGATACCTCAACAAGCGGTAATACAAATTCCGCTTCTTTTTGAGACGAGAACTTATCTCCGGTAACACTCTTTACCTGACCATGCTTGCCAAGCAAAATATACACACCCCACAGACCGTTCTTTTTGTTTTCAAGAACGACATATTTCTTCATCCATCCGGGCCGGTCATCTTTTTGAACTCGTCTGGATATTCCTTTCGTTGCCTTATGTTTCCGCGCATCACCAATGACTTCGCCAAAATCGGTGATTTCAGATTCCTCGATGACCTCTTGGTTTTCATCCATTGGCGGTCCGGGAATTTCATTTTCGACATCCTGCGAATCGACAATACCATCCTGACCATGTTCAAATTCAAGGATTTCCTGTTCAGATTCTGCCTCAGCACCTGTGCGAGACGAGAGAGTATCGGGAATTTTATCGGCGTTATAGGTCTCTTCTTCACTCGAGAATAGATCTATTTGAGGATTCTTCCGGAACAAATCACCCTGGTAATCCGCTGCCGGTTCTTTGACGACCGAGCCGGTATCGGATGGTTTTGATAGGACATTGGATAGTTCGCTTTCAAGTGCTTTCCGTTTTGATTTTTGAAATATCCACCCTTTGAGCGTACCGTTGTATCGGCCACCGCCGATTTTCTTCAGAGCGCCTTTGACGCTCGCAGTGTTTCCTTTGACGATGACAAAGCCGTCAAGGTATGGTTCAATCCATACTCCTTCCGATTTCGGAACAGGATCGAACAATGAACCTCTTTCGGCCGGCATCGGCACATCGAATGTTGCTCGATCGGGATCCTCTCCGGATTGTATTCGGCGCAGTGTATTCATCTTCTTTCCGAGAATAACTCCACGTCGACGGTCGGATTTTGCTTCCGGGGCGAAATAGAAGGTCACTTCCGATGCGGATTTTGTGTTCATCCTTGAAACTCTTCCCATCGCCTGATCAGTCGCATCGCCTGCATAGTTCGCCGTAACAATAAACATCTTTCTCGGGGCATCACCGGATGTATCGTCCAGGTTGATACCCACTCCACCGGATTCCATTGTCGCCAGTGCAACTTTGAAAGTCCCCCTCTGAAACCGGTCGGCCTCTGTTACCTTGTCGCTGTCGCTGCCGTAAATTCTCGCAAAATCGATATTCTTAGCCGAAAGCATTTCACCTAATGTCTTCAGGAATCCGCCATAGGCGATTGAACTTTCTTTGGAAGGATCCTGGTCGATTGCTTCAAGCGTCCCGGGATTCACCGATTGTGCATAAACGATGACGCGCTTTCCTTCATCCAATGCCTGTATGACATCATCAAACACGATCTGGAGTTTCTGCATTTCGGTCCAATAAGACAACTCACGCAATAGACCGAACTCCGCTTCCATCATCGATTTCTGCAGCGGATTTTTCTTGAAGTTCTTGGATGCGCGGATTATCTGGAGTTCCTTGAAGAATTTTGCAGGATTAATCTCTCCGCGATCGAACCGATACTGAAGGGCGTCGATCATCGGTTGAATTCGCGCTTGAGCTGCTGTGATAAATCCATTCCAGAACCGTTCAATCTGGTCAAGTTCGTCACGTTGCTCTTGTGAAAACTGAATCAATTTCTTGTTGACCGTTCCATAGAACGGATATTCACGGCGGATCATCGCTCCATCGGCAATTGCCTGATCCCTCATTTTCAGCAAATTGTCCAATACGACAAGCCACGTCATATTGTTCAACGGAATAACCGAAGTCTCCATCTTGCCGTCAGGCATTGGAGTTTTTACAATTTCAAAACCGAGTTGTTTGGCGACATCTTCCGGGGATTGTTCAATCACCTCAGCCATGAAATACGCGCTGTGCAGCGGTTTATCCATTGGTGTAGCGGTTGCATAGACAAGATGATCACTTTTTACTGCACTCGACATCTGAGCACGGATCGAATCAACATTTTTGATCCTGTGTGCTTCGTCAAGTATATGGACGCTGTAGTCTCGTCGTGCGTAGTCCGCGCCCCCCTTGCTTCCGGCTTTTTTGCCTGCAGCAAGATTGTAGTAGGTTCCAATCTCGATATTGGATGCTTCCAGGTCAATGCCCAATGCCTGCGCTTCACGCCGGAATCCTTCGATCACGGTATCATCGTACGTCGTGATCAAAGCAGGTTTTTTCATCCTTTTTGCCAATTCATAAGCTATGACGATTTCCGATCGAGTTTTCCCGGCGCCTGTTCCATCGGCCAGAAGGAATGCTTTTTTCTTTTTCTCTAAAAATCGCGTTAACGCAAGGTTGACGGCGAGGCGTTGGTGTTCGCTGATGGAGAATCTGTCAACAGGGATAATCTCCGTTGGTTGTGGTATATTTCCTTCGTCAACCACTCTAAGGCTTGGTCGTCTGTTTGAGCCAGTTCCTCCATCTGTTCCAGCATTGGTATTTCCGGATCCAGAGGCATTCGATCTAACAGTCCGGATGTACTGGCCGATGATTTCGTTTTCGGTTTGTCCATTTTTATTCTCCGTTATTGCGTTTTCAAGCATTGAGCGGATTTGTTGTTCTGAAGCGCCGATGAATTCCGCTGAAGGTGATTCGGCAAAGAATCCGAGTGCATCGATGACGGATTTTTTGAATTCGGCCGGATACTTTATGATGTTACCGCCTATTTTCAATACAGCAAGCCGAGCCAGTACCGATGGCGCCTTCACTCCCTTTTCAATGTAAAAACCGTTGATTTTATAAAGACCGTTATATGCTTTCTCATTAAAAGATGCAGAAGCATATTCGGAAGAAGGTTCACTTAAGGTGTTGATGTTTGTTTTGGCCCCGGGCTTAATAACATCCTGCGCCCCGTTGTCTAAACTTGATTCAAATATGTCTGAAGAAGGTTCAACTCCAACAATGTCTAATAAATTTATCCCCTTTTCTTCGAGTGATTTTCTTAGATGATTGAATGTACCGTTTTCAGCCAATTTGGGTGCATCACCGATATTTGCTACTAATGCGCAAGATATTCCCCCACTGCGTATGGTAAATAATGAAGCCTCGTTAACAACATTCTTTATGCTTTCTTCTGAGTTGAAATTCGGGATTGAAGTTAAACAGAATCTTCCTATAATTTGATTCTGAGGATTCATTGAAAGTAATTGCCATTTTTTACCGGAAGAGAACCGAGAGGATGTTATAAATGCTGCGATAGATTCGGGTTGTGATACTTTTGTTAGTTCAACATCTTTAAGCAATGCTTGTCGTGTAAACGATAAAGTCTTAAAAGGAATCTTTCCTTCAATCCCTTGTGTTGAGTCTTTGGTTTTTGCGTTTTGGCCAAAGTTCGGACTGAATGTCGAATACTTTCCGCTCTTAAGATTAATAATAATGCTATCGTGAAGGATAACTTTTCCGCCCAGACTTTTTTCTATTTGTGTGTGAATGCCAAGATCTTCGCGGGACGGTTCAAGATTGCCGGACGGATGGTTATGGACAAAATACAGTTCCTTCGTTCCGAACCGCTCAATGAGGTCTTGGAATTGTACTTGTGAAACGAGGGTAGAGTTAAATAATCCTGTCGAGAGATGTTGAATGACAGTCTTACCGTCTTCCCGAACATGCACTGCAAAACAGTGTTCTACGGATTCTGTTTCCAATTGACGGAAAAGAACCGCGACGTCTTTTGGACCATTAATTCTTTCGTTCGCGCCAAAGAATTTGAATGGAGATTTTCGATATAATCGACTTATTACTTGATGCTCATTTTTATCAAGTTTTCTTGTTGAAGGTGATTCCGCCAAGCGGTTTCCAGGGGAGCGTTTGTACCTTGCTTCACCGGAAGCGTTTTGATATCGAATCGATTCACCATCGGTAGTTGTGAAGGACTTTGTCTCCGGAGAATCAAAACCTAATTCTATCTGTGAGTCTGATTCCTCAATCTGATCAGCAACGCCGACACGTAATCCTGCTTTGGATAATCTCGGAAGAATTTGTTGAATCGCACTCGCCGGTATTTCATAGGTGTTTGCCTTTGATGGTTTCATCCCCAATGCATTTTTGATATCGATCGCATCCTGTCCACGTGCTATATAATTCTCTCCCTTGCGGATTAAGAAGACCGTTCCAGGATACTTCGCTTTCATCGCTTTATAGGATGACTTGGGCTCAAATACAGAAACATCCACATCCTCAGATCCGAAGAATTTATTGTTGTCTTCCGGCAGACCGTACTGCTTTGCCTGAGTGAAGAAAGGATCGAATGCTGTATAAGAATCCCGTTTGGACATCGCCGGATTGCCTTCGGAGAACATGTCCCCGGGCGTACCGTTTGAATTCAAGAAATATCGTTTGAATTTTGCAATGAGTTCACGCTGCGGTTGTTCGATCATCAATGCGATTGTAGCAGAATCAACGCCATATTTGTCTATCGGCGCGGCTTCGGTAAGACCTGGTTGCCTGACGAAATCAAGGATGCTGCCCATACCGGATTTGATAAATCCATCGTACATCATAATTGCGTTCTGGATCTCGGTATTGATAGGCGCTTTGGAAGACAAAAGGAAATGAATGCTCCGTTCAATCGCATTCTGGAAGTTTGCCGGCGTCTTCCGGAAGAGTTCCGGAACATTGGTGTTTCCCCCGCGGAAGAGGAAATTGACAAGGATGTTCTTGATTGATTCCACCCCATCAGGAGAAATCCGGCCATCACGGGAAAAATAGGTCTCCCTTTTGTCGGCATTGATCGCCCCCCCGGAGATCAACGTATCGACAATCGGGAGACCAGCGTTTTGAATTATCTCTCCGATCGGTTTATCGAATTCACCACTGTCTGCCTTTTGGATCATTTCAGCGATTTTCTGAACGTCTTCATCAGACATTTTCCGGCTCATAGCCGTCGCTTTGGTTGTCTTGTTGGCAACGGATTCCAGATCACTTACCTCGTACTGACCGAGAGTGATTGCCTGATTATCGTTTCCAGTAAACATACGAACGACGACAGGATGCTTGATTGCATCGATCTGTTTTTCATCCAGTCCAAAAACCGAAGCGTATTCTTTAATCGTTGATTTCAGACCTTTCGGATCATCCGGATATTGGTTCCAATAAATTCTTGCGGTCCCTCCCCGACCGTTACCCTGAATAATCTCACCCCGATCATTAACAGTAGGAGCGCCGACATATGCCGTCTTCCCCACGAGGATCTGCTCGGGATCCAAGTTCTCGGCCATTTCCTGATTCTGATTCCGGTTTGATTCGCTTTGACTGCGGTTTTTGGGCTGGGCTTCAGGTATGAAGTGCAGTTTGTTCGGGCTGCCGGAAATGTGTGATGGCTGAAGAAGTGATACATCGATCACAGCATACCGGGCAGGAGCAATCACTTCTTTTGCAAATACAACGGAGGTATTTTTCCCAAATGCTACCTTGCCGGCAGACTCGCTCAAAGGTTCTTGACGAGTGAATGTATTGTTATCCTGGACATACTGACCTTCAGATCGTCGTTTTACCCATGTCTTATCCAGAATATCCTCACTCACCTGCGCTATGTCGGCGGGTGGAATCGTTTCTTTTTTCCCGCTCTTCGTCTCACCGGAGGGCTCTTTCGTTTCAGGTTCCTGCGGTTTTGTCTCGACGGGCGGAATTACCGGTTCTTCCTCGTCTTTAGGTAGGTATTTTTGGACAATTGAATCAAAAACATCCTTAATGGCTTTCTCACCATTTTTTTCTGCGGTAGCATTGTCGTCGCCGATTTGCAGAAGGAAGTCATCAACAAATTCGTTTTCTTCCGATTCGTCGATAAATACAATACCACGCTTTGTGGCTTCATCGAGAATGGATTCACGATGTTCCACAAACCGTTCTTCAATCAGATCGCCGTACTGTTTTTCCCAATTCTCCTTCTCAATTTTCAATTTAATCTGTTCGTGTTCCAGGGCTTTACTCAGCGCAGATCCGTTCACGGATTTTGCAATCTCGGAATCAAGTTCCTTGATTCGGTTATCCAATACATCATTGTATCCTTTGTATCGGGCCGACAAGATATCCTGAATTCGGGCATTGTAATCCAAAATCTTTTCAGGCGAATTGACATCGATATTCTTGAACGGCAATTCAGGACGAACAAACGGTTTTAATGTTAATTTCTCCCCGGGGAATAGTCCTTCATCATCGCCTTTGACAACGACAGATCCATCCGGCTTTATGTCCGCATCTTTGTCAGTTGGAACCACAGGAGGAACTACAGCTTCCGGTGTTTCGCTGTTTTCCGGTGTCACAGGTTTTGACTGCTTGAATTGTTCACGTTTCCGATCAAGTGCCTGCTGAAGCGTTTCACCATCTGCCTTCACGAATGTCGATCCGGTTTCAGGATCGGTGAAAAGAGGAATGGAATCTTTCCCGGGAACCGATTGCATCCCCACAAAAGAAATACCCAATTCGGCGGCTTTATCCTTCCATTCCTGCTCAGGATCTTCCTTCTTTTTCTTGAAAACATTATCAACTGCCAAACCCTCCTGATGTAATCGCTGAATGAGTTTTGAGGCAGTTTTGACATTGCTTTTCCGGTCTCCCGACTGAAGTTCCGGGACCATGCTGATCACGGAAGAGACTGAAATTGGCGCATCTTCACTTTCCTGATTGAGTTGTTCAAGTAGATTCGGATAGATGAATTCAGCTCGTTCGTCGGGCTTCAGTTGTACTTTCTTTTCAGGTTCCGGAGCTGCTGCAGGTTGAAGCGGTTCAGATTTTTGCGGTGGATTAATTTCATCTCCAGTCGGAGTATTGTCAGCAGATCCACCAGGTTCCGGGTTTCCATGCTCAACAGTTTGTTCTTTAGATTCTTCACCGCTTTGAGGTTTGTCATTTTTCAATTCCGATGGATCTAACTTCGGCAGTGATCCGAGTGCGTTGAATGCCTTTGCGCTGTACTTTACTGCCTTACCGCCAAGACCGGGCACAGCAACAATGCCAAGCGTCTCCAGAGACTCCTCCGGAGACATGAATTCGATCTTCCCGCTTTCAATTGCAGTTTGCATCGGTTTATTCAGGAATTCTTCTGCGAATTCTGCGATAATACCATTCCAGCCAAGTTTTTTCGCGATCGCTTCAAGTTGTTTTTCAGTGGCATTCTGTCCGTATTTGGCTAAGAATTTACCAATCGCCATTTTGGCGAGCATCTCAGTGGGCTTTTCCACAGCATATCCGAATCGCTCAGAAACGTATTCCGCTGCGTTCACACCGATTGATTTCAGCAGTTTTGTAATCGATTCATCCGGACTCCCGATCGCGTTCCGTTCGACGATCTCCCCTTCCTTCGACATCCCAAGTGACAGTAAAGGAATTCCGCGTTGTTCAAAATCCACTGCGATACCCAGAGGATTGGCCAGGGACTGAGTTATACCGGCGCCGAGTGATGCAACGCCTTTCAGCGTCGCTTTATTAACAAGACCGATAACATTCTTCTTTGCGGCATTTTCCAAAACTTCTTTGATTGTTTCACGGCCAATCAATTTGATTATACCGTGCTGCATGACGTTTTTTGCCGTCGAATACACTCCCGAAGTTGCAGCGAATTCCAGAGCATATGGCGTCATCTCGGTCGCACCTTTACCGATGTTGTAAAATATCGGCGTTAACTCTGAATTGTTTTTGACGTTCTGAAGTGCAGCGTATGCATCGACGACCGCCTGCTCGTCTTCGGTACGCTCATCCTGTTTTTTATCGGTCAATTCCTTTATTCGTGAAAATTTCTCCAGTTCTACAGCATCGCCGACAAATGGGACAAGATCAATGCCAATTGCCGATCCGATGCCCTTTACAAAATCATTCCATTTTCCCTGACTTTTATTCGGAGCGTCGACTGCTTCTTGCAGGAGATTCTTTTCGTCCAGATGCATCCGTTGTGATTTTATGAGGTCTGACTTTTCCTTCAGACGGCCGGTAAACAGACGGTTTGGATCTCCGAAATCGCCGTCTTGAATTGCGGTCCAGACAGACTTCCCCTTTTGTGCATTCAGTTCGTTGATCCGTTTCTTTGCGTAAGATTGGGAGCGTTCAACTACCATTTTCTTTCGAACAGATTCAACTTCCTCCGGGGTATAGGCGGCAAGTTCATCGTTGACGCTCTGCACGTAGGATTCGGCTTCCTTGTTACCTTTGATATCCTGTCTGGAAGACAGATCTTCGACTTCCTCGATAAGAGTCCGGATTTTTGCTTCACGGAAGGTATTCAGCAATTTGTCGGCGGCTTCCTGATCCTGAATTTCTTTGTTGATTTCCGATTGAACCTGCGGCAACATACCGGATTCCATGAGCGCGGTATCAAGCATTGCCTGCTGCAGCACAGGAGATCCTTGAGTTTCCCTGGCAGCTGCTTCCTGCTTAATGGGTGATTGATACTGAGTCTTATCGGGCTCGAAAGGAGACGGTCCGGAAGCAATGTCTTTCTTGAATTCGGCAGCACTTTGGGAAATGAATTCTGAGCGGAGTTCAGGAGAAACACGGGGTTTGATGAGTGATTCGAATTCGTCGAAATCCTTCACATCGCCAAGTAGCGATTGTCCCGAGAGATCATCGAACAATGCCTTACGGTTATTGTCATCATCGAGGTAAGATTCGAATTTATCGTATTCAGGAAGATTGTAGTGATCCTTCATCTGGTCGTATAACGACCGACGTGAAGGATTAAAGACTTTTTCTTTACCCATTACTTTGCCTTGGGAAGTTCGCGTTTATCAGACTTGAGATTGATCTTGGAAGACTTCTTTTTGGTGTAATGCCCCTCGAACTGATCCTGGCCGATCTTTGGCTTGAGTTCATTGATCTTCTTTTCAAGGTCAATTTGACTGTTTTCCAGCTGAGCAATGACACTCTCCGGAGTAGCCTTTGCCAGCAGAGCTGCCATACCAGGATTCGATTTTGCCAACATTTCGATGTATGCATTCAATGCTTCCGCGGATTTATCTTTATCCGCCAACTGACCGATCAGTTTATTGTTCTCCCGATATTCCTTCTCCATCTTGTCGATATCGCCTTGAATATCGGCGGTACGCCGATAATCCAGAGAATCCATTGAAGGCGGCCGGCGTAGTTTGATATGCGTTCCGTTGACCATTACCGGCTCGATCGATATTTCGCCGGTATCTTTGTTGGTCTTCTTCGTGTAGGCAAGATCATTCTCGTCGGCGAAAACGTCGGCCTCACTGAAATCATTGGAGTCTTTCAATGCTTTCAGCGTACTGATATCCAATTCCAGATTCTTTGATTTGGTGGCTTCATTCGAACGATTGATGTTGAACAGCGTCGAATAGAACTTGTTGACACCTTCGCCGTAGTTCTTCCTGTCGATTTGTTCTTCCTGACCCTGGACACCCAATAGCGTCTGGACCGCAGAGATGCCGGGAAGAGCGTTATTCATCAATCCTTCGGCGTTCGTATTCCCGGAAAGCAGATTGGCGAGAGATCCAGCCACGATTCCAAGCCCTGATCCGATTGCTGCGTCCTGCAGTTCTTCTTCCCGATTAGCCTGATTCGTGTCCTTTTGCTTCTTCAATTCAACCTTATCGAGAATCCCCAGGTTCTTGAGCGATTCATTGCTCGTGTCGATCGGTGCCTGACGCTGCGCTGTTAGAATCCTGCTTAAAAGCACATCCTTGAATTTCTTCAAGGGATTGTCTTCTTCTTCGGAAAGGAATGTATTACTGATGGTGTGTGACGGTGTAAATATATTTGCGTTCATTGGATTTCCTCGTTCCATTGCGGATCTATATCCGGAAGATCAACTGTCTGATTTTTCATTGAATGAGTGCAATCGGACAGAAACTGTATTTTCCCGTCGGTGACAAAACTATGACAGATACTTTTTGGTTTCCCTGTTTCGGGATGGTGTTGCGGCCAATCTACCGTCGCCAACATACTTGCGCGAAACGTCGGACTATTCACGTCGCCGTTGAATGTCCATCTTTTATCAAAAATATGATAGTCACTACAACCCGGACATTTTATTGCCCAGCCGAAGTGTGATGCGTCTGAATTTTTAATTTCCTTTACTTTCATGGTGTTTCACCGACCGGCGTTGGTTTCTTCCGGAATAGGAAAGGCAGGATTGCGCTCAGGTTCGATGATACACTGGCCATTGCATTGCCCTGATTATTCGCTTGCTGAACCTGGAAGCCAAGTTTTGAGAGCAACAAATTGTCGACCTGCTGTTGGATCTGCCTTCTCTGTTGGTCCGCGGAATCCAAGGCGCTGATGAGCGTATTATTGGATCCCTCGTTGATCTGCGCCATCCCGCCAAGTTTGGCTTCGTCAGACATACCGGAAGCGGCTGCATTCTGGGTGAGCATATCTATTGCTCGTTTTGATTCAACCCCCACTTCGTTTTCTGCCGTTTTGAACATGGTGCTATCGGCAGCACTGTTGCCCATCTCTTTTTTCAGGTTTCCGATTGTGCTGTCGACGCCGGACTGGTATGCGTCGGTGGCTTTCTTCTGCTTTTTGGATGTACCGGTGATGACATCAAGTAGGTATGGAGCTGCTGCGGATGCAAGAAATGACCACATAAAGGCCTCGTAAACAAAAAAGGGAACTTTACTTCCCTTTTTTTGGAAGTAAAGTTCCCTTTTCGGTTGAATAATGAATGTTTTGTAACGCTAAGGGGGAATATAATCGCTGATGGTGGTCATGTCAAGTACTAAGTTTAATAAAGTATTGTTAGGATTGCGTCTAATTGTCTCATTGTTCAATCCGAGAATGTGTATTTAACGAGACCTTGAATCCTCAAATCCAGCTCTTTTAATCGCGTTTCGAGAATTTCCAATTCTGAATATTTCTGAAGTGTATTCTCTTGTTCGGACACCGAGGGAATGTCGACGAACATTTCTTTGAAGAAACCGGTCATATCCCACGTAGCATTGTCTGATCCAGAAGTGTACTCCAAAAAAACATTACTGTATTCGAATAAAAACCACTTTATATTTACATCATAAAGACAATCACCGCGCAGATACAATATATACGCATGATCGGTCAGAGTATATTTTCCAGCGGGTAGGAGTCTGTAAAATTATTTGTGTAACTGGGTCATTCGTTAGAGAACATTCGTAAGTCGTTTTTCAAATACAATCGACAAATGAGACAAAGTGGCGGCCCAATGCTGCACCGGCATGGTCACCCATTTT